GACATCCTGCACGTGCGCGCGCCGAGCACGAACGGCCTGTGGGGCGAGAGCCCGATCAACCTGTGCCGCACGTCGATTCAGATCCTCGCGTCGCAGGAGCAGATGGCGCTCACGTCGTACCGCAACGCAGGCAACCCCAAGATAGCGCTCGTCCACAAGGCGAAGATCGACGAAGCGCTTATGCAGAAGATCGAGAACTACTACATGAAGCGGCATGGGGGCGCGGAGAACGCCGGCAAGCCCGTGGTTCTCGGCGACGATGTCCGCATCGAGCGGATCAGCTCGACGCTGGATGACACGGGCCTTGAGGCCGCTCGGAAGTATTCCATCGCCGACGTGTCGCGCCTGTACGGCGTTCCTGCGTCGTACCTGTCCGAGGATGTCGGTTCGTCGTACGGCACGATGGAATGGCTTTCGCGCATGTACGTCGACGGATGCCTTGCCGCGTGGATGGCGGCCGTCGAGAGCGAGCTCAAGGCGAAGCTCATGAACCCCTACGCGTCGGTTTCGTGGGACACCGATGCGCTCATCCGTCCAGGCGTCGCCGAGCAGATGGCGGCGCTGCGGACTGGTGTGGAGGGCGGGTTCCTGACGCGCAACGAAGCGCGCGCCAAGCTGGACCTCGAGCCCCTCGAGGGACTCGACGCGCCGACGCTCGCGCTCAACGTCGGCACCGGCGGCGGCTCGAGCAACCTCGGCAGCGACACGTCGGAAGAGGAGGGGACGCCCAATGATTTCTAGGCGATTCGCCGGCGAGATCGAGAACGGCGAGGGCCGCACGCTGTCGGGCCTCGCGGTGCCGTACATGCGCTGGTCCGACGAGATCGTTGAATCTGGCGTGCGCGGCGCGTTTCAGGAGCGCATCGCCCCGGACGCGTTCGGCGAGATCGACGGCGCGGACATCAAGCTGCTGTTCAACCATGAGCCGGGCGCGCTGCTCGCGCGGACCAAGAGCGGAACGCTGAAGCTCAACCAGACCAAGGGCGGCCTGCGCTTCACCGCGCAGCTGCCGGAGACCTCGCTGGGGAACGACGTGCGCGAGCTCATGCAGCGCGGCGACCTCACGGGGGAGATGTCGTTCGGGTTCTACGCGGAAGCGGACGAATGGAACGAAAAGCGCACGCTGCGCACTGTCACGAAGGCACGGCTTGTCGAGCTGTCCGTGGTGGTCGACGCGGCGTACGGAGACAGGACAAGTTCGTCGCTGCGGAGCGTTTCCGAGCGCGACAGGATGGCACGCGCGCTTCGACTGCGCGAACTGAAAGGAAAGCACCATGTCTGATCTGAAGGCGATGATGGAGGAGCGCAAGAAGCTCCTCGGCGACATGCAGCAGCTGAACGACCGCAAGGACTTCAGCAACCTCGACCGCGAGCAGTGGGACCGCATGGACGCGCGGTACGTCGAGCTCGACGGCCTGATCGAGCGCGCCCAGCGCTCCGCGCGCATCGACGCCGAGCTTCGCAAGCCGGCGTACGACCTGCCAGCGGTCCGCGCCGCGAGCGCCGAGAAGGCCGTGGCGGCCGACTGCGCCGCGACGCCCGAGTACCGCAACGCGTTTGCGCGTGCGCTCCGCACCGGCGACATGTCTGAGGTTCGCGCGCTCAACACCGGCAGCAGCAATGCGCCGATGCCTCAGGACATGCAGCGCCGCATCTGGGAGCTGATGATGAGGGAGACGCCGCTCCGCAGCCTCGCGCGCGTCTTCCAGGTCGCGACCGACCAGCAGATCACCGTCGAGACCGCGATCCCGACCGGCTACATCGTGGACGAGTCGACCAGCACGACGGACGGCTACGCGTCGCCGACCTCGACCGTCACCGAGTCGACCGGCACGTTCGGCCGCAAGACCATCGGCGACTTCACCTACGCGGTGCGCTCCAAGGTGAGCTACCAGGCGTACAACGACTACATCAACGGCGGCACGTACCTTGCCAACAAGGTCGCGCAGGCGCTCGCACAGATTGAGGAGCAGTACCTCATGACTGGCGACGGTTCGGCCAGCGCGACGGGCAACCCGGCGCAGCCGAGCGGCGTGATCACGCAGATCAACACCGCCGACAACAAGTTCACCTTCACCGGCGGCACGACCGGACAGGGATGGACGGGCCTCACCGCCGACGCCGTGATCGAGACCGCGCATCTGGTCAGCCCGCAGTACCGTCGCGGCCCTTCGCTGCGCTGGATGATGGGCGACACGGCCGCGAAGGAGATCCGCAAGCTCAAGGACGGCAGCAACCGCTACCTGTGGCAGGTCAGCGACAACGTGCCCGAGGGCCTGACGAACGGCATCAACGGCAGCCTCTACGGCATCCCCGTGGTGATCTCGCAGTTCATGCCGACCGGCACGGCCGCCGCCAACGTCGCGTTCGTCGTGGGCGACTTCAGCAACGTCGAGATCTACGACCGCGGTCCCATCGAGTTCATGCTCGACCAGTACACCGATCTCGCAAAGCTCAACGTCTTCCTGCAGACGTGGAAGCGCAGCGACCTCACGGTGATGGCCGGCGCTTCGGGCTACCGTCCCTTCGCGCACGCCGAGTTCAAGTGATCCATTCTCCCCATGGGGTTGCGCGGGGAAACCCGCGCGACCCTTTTCCATGTCGGTACCGCTCTCAACCATAAAGTCGGCGCTCAAGGTCGACTACACGGACGACGACACGGAGCTTATCAGGCTTCGCGAGGTCGCCAACGTGTACGTCGAGAAGCGCACCGGGCTGGCGCTCAGCGCGCGTAGCGAGGCGCTATACCTGTCGACGTGGACCGATTCGCTGATCCCCGTCGCACCGTACACGGGGCTGACGCACGTCAGGTACTACGACACTGGCAACAACCAGGTCACGATGCCGGCCGCCGACTACTGGATCGACCAGTCGGACGGACCGATGCCGATCATCCGGTTCAAGAAGGCACCGCAGATCTTCGACGGCTCGGTGGTAATCGTCACCTATACCGCCGGGTACGCCAACATCCCCGACCCGCTGGTGCACACCATCATTTCGCTCGTCGGCGGTTGGTACAACAACCCCGAGTCGATGCAGCCGATCGGCCTCAACCCCGTGCCGTTTGGGGTTGACGCCATCCTCGACATGTACGCCGTGCGGAGTCCGATCCGATGATCTCGGGTGGCGTCCTGCAGTTCAAGGCGACGCGCCTGGCGGCATCCCAGTCGCAGGATGCGCTCGGCATGCGCGCCGACGTATGGGACGCGGCGGGAACGTTCCGCTGCGACCTACGCAACGACTCGACCACCGAGCAGCAGTACGCCGACGGCGTCGCCGTGCGGCGCACGTGCGAGGTCCGCGCGCGCTGGCAGGCGGTGCAGGGCGTCGGGCTGACCGAGGTCGACCGCCTGGACGTGCGCGGCCGAATCCTGCGCGTCCAGTCGATCCGCAACCTCGATGAAGCCGACCGCGTCGCCGTGATCCTCTGCGAGGAGATCGACTAATGGCGACCATCGAGGCAGCCGTCCGAACGATGCTCATCACCGGCACGACGCTGTCGGCGAACGGCATCGACGTGCCCGACGCGCGCGTCACGCACGGCTATCGCCTGCAGTCGACGGCTCTGCCTGCAGTTACGTACGAAGTGTCCAACCAGGCACCCGCCGATGTTTCGCGCGGCATCATGCAGGGCGAGCTCGCCGTCACGGGGATCGCCGAGACCAGCATCGACGCCGCGACCATCGGCGACGCCATCGAGGACACCCTCGTCGCCGGGACGTACTCAGGCATCGACATCGATTCCATCGTCATCACAAGCAAGACCCTCGCGCCGCCTACCGTCGGGCTCGGCGACGAGCAGGAACCCGCCACGGTGACGGTCAACGCAACGATCCATTGGAGGCCATGAGATGGCTGTTCACAACACTTCGGATTTTACCTTCACCGTCGACGCGACCGCAGTCGCCGGCATCGTCGATGCCACCGTCACGCTGAATACCGAGACGGTGGACGTAACGGAGCTCGGCAATACGGCGCGCACGTACGTTGCCGGTATCACGAACGGCACCGCGTCGGGAAACCTCTACTACGACATCGGCGACGCTGGCGTCGCTGCACTGCAGGCGGCTGCATTGTCCGGTGCGGAAATAGCGTGCGTATTCACGCTGTACGCCAGCACGACGATCAGTGCCAACGCCATTGTCACAAGCTGGACGCCAAGCGTGGCCATCGCCGATGTCGTGCGCGTTGCGTTCGAGCTGCAGTTCACCGGAACGGTTTCCGATGCCTGACATCCGCGCCATCCTCGCGCTCAAGCCCGTGCCGTTTCAGTGGAACGGCCACACGTTCCACCTGTCGCGGCCGACGCTGCTCGACCTGATCGAGGCCATCGACATCAACACGCAGGACCCGAAGCGCGGCCGGCAGTTCGGGCTCTACCGTCACCTCCACACCGAGGACGGGCAGCCTGTGTTTCCCAGCATCGAGGCCGCCGGCGGCTGCCCTGCGGGGCTTGCCGCGAAGGCGGTGCCCATGATCGAGGCGCTGTACAGCGAAGGCGCGGACTAGGCCGGGACGCGCGGCAGCTGCTCGCGCGCGTCCTTCGGAACAGACGGGCGGCACCTTGGGAACGGTCTGTGCTTGAGCTCATCGTCGAGCTTGACGTGCCGGACTGGAAGGGCATTAGAAGGCGACTCGATGAGCTCTCCAAATCTAACCTTCAATCCCGACCCGCGCGATCTGAAGCAGATCCGCGACGCCCTGGACGAGTTTGAGATCAAGGTTCAGGACAAGATCGTGCGGCAGGCGCTGACGGCATTCTCGCGCGAGGAGATTGCCGCCATCCGCTCGCGCAACGACCTGAACCCCAACCATCTCAAGGGCAAGCGCAAGATCTACAGGTCTGGCATCGCGTGGAACAGCGTGGCCTACCTGGCCGCGCCACGCGGCGCTGGCGACGGTCTTGGAGGCCGTGCAAAGCGCAAGGCATACGACGCCGCTGGCGTCGGTTGGCGCTCGCACTTCACCGAGCTCGGGTTCCACAGCTGGGCCAAGGGCATGTCGCACGCTGGCAAGGCGCTCGGGCAATCCGTGCGTGGGCGCGCGTGGAAGCGCGGTTTGCGCCACCGTGGTCGCGGCGTCTATCACCGAGGCACGCGCGCCAGCGAGCTGGTCCACCGCGCGTTTGCGCCAAGACTGCTGCAGCACCTGTGGCGCGCAATCAGCGAAACCAAGGTCAGGAGGGGACGATGAAGCTTCCCACGCTCAATGTCGACGTCAAGGTCAATACGGCCGGCATGAAGAAGCAAGTCGCCGAGGCAAACAAGCAGCTGCAGGGCATCGGCGGCAAGGGCCTCGCGTTCGCCGGCGGCGCTGCTGGCAAGCTCGGCAGCCTCGGCGCGCTCGGAGGCACCGCCGGCAGCCTCGCCATCGGCGCAGGCGGCATCGCGCTGGCGGCCGCTGCCCCCGTCAAGCTCGCGGGCGCAATCATGGATTCGTTCCGCGCGACCGTGACCGAGGCCAACAAGACCCTGTCTGAGTTCGCCAAGACGGGCAAGACCACGACGATGAGCGCCGTCCAGGCGGCGAGCATTGCGGCGGCTGCCGGTCCGCAGGATCAGTTCAAGCCGGCGGGTTTCTTCGGTGGCCTGTCGCGAGGCTTTGGGTCGGGTGGCGAGAGCGTCATCTCCAACTGGGCGAGCAACCTTGAGAAGGGCGCAAGCTGGTTGGGAACGTTCATCGGAGCGGCGCTTGGCAACCTCGGCGGGCAGCGCGACATCGATGAGATCATGCGCGAGGCCGACCTGTCGGTGGTTGGCAGCGAGCAGGAAGCGCGTACCCTGTACTCGCGCGAGGAGCTGCGGGAGCTCGACAGGCAGATGGCGGCCTTCCAGCGCCAGATGCGGGAGACCACGACATGATCCAGTCCGGCGAGTACAAGGCCTACCTCAAGAGCACCTCGGTGTCGCAGGGCGACATCTGGGACGTGCACTCGGCCACCGAGGTCTACCACGTCGAGAAGATCAAGCTTGACGCGCAGAGCCAACCAGAGCCGATCACGCCGTTCACGCCGGTCAACATCCTGTGGGACGATGTGACGCAGGGCGCGCCCGTCATCAAGAACATCGGCGAGCAGTACGGCGGCGGCGGCGATTGGCTGAGCGGCGCGCTTGTGCGCGGCATCGAATGGAACATGGGCGAAAACGGCAAGGGCCTTACCGCGACCGTGCGCTACAGCACGCGCTATTTTGAGACCAAGTTCGGCAAGGGACTTGCCCGCGAGCAAGAGGACATCACCGAAGCGGCCGCGCTTGAGAATGGCGAGCG